CAAGCCACGACACCTCAAGGATGCCCGCAACCTGCGAAGCAGTAATAACTGCCACAGCAGTCTGTGCCACGGTCTTAATGGCGCGTTCTGCGGAATAGGTTAGGTACTCAGTCATCATAACTCCTAATAATGATTTTGATTTAGTGCTCTTTGTAACGCAGTAATTGTACCGCGCCCCCAAATACCGTCCAACTCACCAAGGTAAAAATCACTACCTTTTAGACGTTTCTGAACTAGTTTGCGGGTCTCTGGGCCAAAAATACCGTCCACTTTGGCTCCAGCAGACCGCTGAATTGCCCTGTAAGTCATAGGTCCTGGCTTGCCATCGACAATGCCTTCGTATCCCCAGTCGCGTTTGAGCACTTCCTGGAACTTACGCCACGTGTGCTTGCCAAGTTTGCCGTCAACTTTCAGCACACTGGGTTTGGTGTCGACAGTAATTTCACGGTCAATGAACGCTTGAGGGTCCTGCGTGTCTCCCCATTTGCGTGATTTGCGCAGTTCAAAGTGGAGGTGGGGGCCTGTGCTGGCACCAGTTGAGCCACTAACGTAAACCTTTGCCCCAGCAGCTATGCGGTCACCTTTGTTCCAGGTGGTACGTTCTCTACCGTGGTAGTAGACGCTGTACAGGTTGGGGGCGTGTTTGATGATGACAACGTGTCCTCCACCTGTCGCGGAGTAGCCTACGTGGTCGACAATACCGTCTGCGACACAAATCACATCAAAGGTGCCTCCGAAGTCGACACCGTGATGCATTTTGCCGAGTTCACCTGTGATGGGGTGCCTACGTGGGCCATACGGCGAGGTAATGGGGCGGCCTGGTGCCGGGTTAAATAATTTCATGCTGTATAGTTTAGCTTACTATTTGAAAGGACGGAAATGCCTACAATCAAGTTCACAGACACGACAGACTCAATTCACGAGAACTACGCGCCGTTCCCAGCAAAGCAGGCAATCCCAGAATGGTTGAAGAATCTCAGCCCGTATCGTGACGGAACCCATCAAGTTCAGAGTGACCCAGACAATTACAAGGTCAAGTCTAACACCACAGCTCGGAAGTGTGTGCCCGTGATGGATGCGGTCATGGCTGGGTATGTTATCCCGTTGCCACACGACATTCACATTGAGGAACACATTGACGGGTCCTTGTTCTATCGCTGGCCCAACGGTTTAGGGATTGAGATACACCCAGAATGGCAGTTCGCCACCCACTCCAGGGGTAATGATGGGATGCCGAAACTTTTGAACCCTTGGGGGATTGAAACACCTGCCGGTTATTCTTGCTTGTTCACTGCCCCACTCAATGAGGACAATCCGGCACTGATACCGTTCAGCGGTGTGGTCGAAACGGACACATTCCTACACAATGTCAATTTTCCGTTTATGGTGCGCGAAGGTTTCACCGGCACAGTGCCAGCCGGTACACCGTTCGTTCAGGTCATCCCATTCAAGCGTGAAGGGTGGGATTCAGAGATTGCTTATGGTGAAACTGACCGGATTCGGAAGTCATTGAATCTGGCAACCAGCACATTCCGGCACGCTTACCGTTCAATGTTTTGGAAACGCAAAGAATATAACTAAGCGCCGATTACTTCCCAGGCTTCAGTCGCTTCATTCCACCCGTAGGGTTGCCCATCTTCCGGCATGGGTGTCGGCGGTTCGTAGGCCATTTTTTCCTGATTGAGAATCCAAGAATCGAAAAGTTTTACTGGAACGAAAGCGTCATTGGCTTCATCGTAAGTAAAGCCAGGTGCGGCATAGTTGTAACGAAGCGCCTTCGACTGGTCGGCGCTGGGCTGTCGTGTTTCAGGGTCATAGTGAACCCCGCCGCTTGTGTTATATGAGGTGCGGAGTGCCCTCAAGCCTGTTTGTTCGGAGTAGTGTGCTTCCCAGTCGGAAATACCATCTACTGTCTCATTTTCATTGCGACCAGTAATGACCTGGACTACAACATTGTTTTCGTCAATAAGCGCGTAGTGTGCCATTAGATAACCCTCAAAGTTCCAGAACCAGAAGTGAATGAATACACAGTGTCGCTTCCAATGGTTGCGGTTGAATAAGTAAGTCCGGCGCTAATCAGTAATGGTGCTGAAGAATCTACTCTGACGATACATATACCTGAACCACCACCACCTTGATAAGCCGGTGCGTTTCCGGTTCCACCACCGCCCGAACCAGAATTGACTGTTGCGCTGTATCCGTTCACGCTGTTTTTTCCACCGTTACCTCCACCAGCCTGACCCACCCCTGGTGTTGTGTTCGCGGTTGCCCCACCGCCCCCACCAGCGCGAGCCACAGAAGAACCAGTGATGGAAGACGACATACCAGACCCACCATTACCACCGTTCGAGTTATTGTTTGCTGGTGTCTGTCCAGCCGAACCGGCACCCCCACCACCACCAGCGTTCAACTGGGCGGAGGTGTATCCGTTTCCGCCAGAGTTTCCCTGACCAGCCGTACCTGACGCCCCAGAGGGTGCGCCATAATGACCACCACCACCAGAACCACCAGTTCCCGCAGACGGCCCACCTAACTGAGGTGGCGCACCAGAACCCCCACCGATTGCCGTGTTACTCCCAAACACCGAATCGCTACCATTCGCGGCGTTAGTAGTACCCGTTCCGACTGGACCGCCAGCGCCAACCGTTACGGTATATATACTGCCTTTCGTAAAGGATTCAACCCCAGACAGGTAACCCCCAGCGCCACCGCCACCACCGTAGTAACCACCACCTGAACCCCCGCCAGCGACAAGAACATACTGCGCCGCAAACGGTCCACCCGTAGCCTTCGCGCCCATAGTCCGATACTTGATGAAGGTCCCCACGGAACTTTGGGACATAGAAGTAACAGCCATTAGTTGCTACCCCCTACGCCGTAATCTCAGTACCAAACACATTCACAGACATGTCAGCACTCGAACAATACGCCGTCACAACATCCGAAGCATCCAACGTAATACCCAAAGTCAACGTCGTACTATCATTAGCCGCAACCGGAACATCATACGCAATATAATGCTGGTCAGCCTGAGCAGCCCCATTAGGACGCACCGACAGGCGGAAAGTACCAGCTGTAGCAGCACGGTTAGCAATAATAATCGTCGACACAATCGTCTCCGTAGACGAAGGCACCGTGTACACGTCAGTAGCAGTCGTAGCCAAAGGCGCAGACTGTGCCAAAACTTTATATGCGTTAGCCATTAATTACGCTCCCATAAGTAGAAATGTGGTGTCGAATCCTCCGCCACCGGATACTACGACGTTGCCGGAGGATGCTGCGAGCACCCAGGCTCCTATGGTGCCATTGTATACGTAATTTTCGTAGATGTCACCGTCGCTGGGTGATGCGGGGAAGTCTAGTGCGGCCATATGTGTATCCTATCTTATGATTCTGTTTCTACCCAAGCACCAGCTTGCTCATCCCAAACCCAGTCACCCTCAGGGCGCTCGACGGGTGCTTCCCATAGGCAGGTGTCCTCATTGAGACCCCAAGACTCGAAAGGCTTAGGCGGAATGAACGCGTCACGCGCCTCATCGTAGGTGTAGCCGATGCCTGCATAGTTCTTACGGATGTTGTTGTTGTAAGAAGTCCTCACACAACGCTGACCCCTAATTGCACCGTAATAGCCCTCCCAGGAAGTCACACCCTCTGCAAGGTCATCCTCGTCACGACCCGTAATTACCTCAGTAACAATGTTGTTCTCGTCAAGAAAAGCGTAATGTGCCATTAGAAACTCACCGTATCCGTTCCCGCCGTAAAGGTTGTGATTTTGTAACCACCAGAGCTAGTCGTGGAAGATGTCAAACCTCCACCAACGGTCAAAGTAATCGTGTCCGGGTATTTCAAAACAACGACACCAGACGCACCGGCACTAGCGCCTGAGAGCCGTCCACCCCCACCGCCTCCGCCGGTGTTTGCAGTTGCGGTTGTGGCATTGGTGAACTGATTACCCCCACTAGCACCGCCATCCGTGCCAACACCGCCAGCGCTACCCCCGTTAGACCCACCGCCTCCGCCTCCGCCTCGACCAACAGACGAACCTGTAATGCTCGAAGAAACGCCTGCGCCTCCGTCACCACCGTTATCGGTTGTAGCAGTATCACCTGCGGAACTTGCACCACCGCCACCGCCACCACCAGACGAAGCGCCACCGCCTCCGTTGGAACCTTGACCAGACAAACCTAACCCGCCGTTTACGCCGCCGTTTGCGCCAGCGCCCGAACCGGACCCACCACCAACTCCCGAAGCGTTGGAGTTCATACCTTTACCGCCGCCATAAGCTATGACGCTCGCAAAAACCGAGTCCGAGCCTTGCGTTCCAACATTATTCTCAGATGGCGACGCCGCGCCACCCGCCCCAACAGTCACCGTGTACGAACCGGATTGCAGCGATAAAGCGAATTCTGCGCTCAATCCTCCGCCGCTGTTTTCACCCGTCACGTTACAGCGGTATCCGCCAGCGCCTCCTCCGCTACCCGCTGCTCGACCCGTTACGTTAAGCCCCGTGCCGCCACCGCCACCACCAGCAACAACAAGGTATTCAAACGCAGCCCCACCAGCCGGACCCCAAGCGGCCCCATCCCACACCTGCAACTCACCACCACTGAAACGGGCAACATTCGTCCCATCAGCAGCCTGCCAAGTATCAAACCTCGCAACACTAGCCATCAGCTACCCTCCGAAATCTGTTTGAGCCGTGTCCTTATCAGTAACAGGAACACCGTCACTGTTCTGCCAGTCATCGAAACGCATGGTGGACATTAGCCAGCCACCTCCATCAGAGTAATCGTGGATGACCCTCTTGAAAGGTCCCCATAAGTCACTCCACCGGAACTCAGCCCACCTTGATTAAGAATGAAAGTCATACTGCCACCACCAGGATGCACACTCACTTTGATTGCGATTTTGTATGTAGTCGCTGAGGTAGTAGCCGGACTATCAAGGTAAGTAATCGGATAAGTTATCTGGTTGATTCCAGCCTCATAACCACCGAAAGTAGTCTGAATATACCCACCAGCAGCATCACCCAACGCCAAGTCTGTCGTATCCCTGATAAGTTTTGCGCTAACGCTACCAGCACTTACGTCAACCACACCACCCATGCTTACCATGACTAAAACTTTGTTACTCGCGGATGATGGTGTGATGGTTGCCGAAAAACCTGTTATATCCGTAAAGGAACCTGATGCGAGTGTGAAAGTGTTTGTCTTGGTCGTGGACACAACCTGCAAAATCTTACCGGCACCAATCAACGCCCCATCAGTAACAATGGGGTCATCCCCCAAGTCAGTGAGGTTATTGACTTTCAGAGTAGACACTTACGCCTCCAAACCGAAAGCGACAGACACTTCCTCAACAGTCAAACCCAGAGCCTCAAGTTTCGCAATCGCGCTAGCCTTAACGTCAATGCGAGCCTGGACCTCATCCGCAATCTCTTGTTGCACCGTAGGCCACAGTCCCTCTAGCTCGGCTTGTGACGGTGCGTCACCGTCAGACAGCCAAGTCAGGCCAGAGTAGTCATCCCCATCAAGGGTCCACTCTTTCCCAGGGTACTTACGGGTCAGAATTGTTGCAATATCCATTAGTTATTCTCCTTAGTCAAGTTTACGGTAAGCATTAGCCAGCCACCTCCATAAGAGTAATCGAACTAGCAGTAGTAGGAATTCTGGCCTCATTTACGCTAGTCGTATTTAGATAAACCGTAGTGGTGCTATTTTCCTGATTTTGTATCTGTATCGTGTAAGTTTGCTCGCTAGTCGAGGCAGGAGAATGAAGAAAAACAATAGTTGTCGAAGAGCCCAGAGAGGCAGTAGACGAGGCGCGACCCCTGCTACCAGATAAGTCACCAATATAGGTCGAATCGGAACCGTTCACCAATAACTTGATACCGCTAACATTCTGTACCCCACCAACCGCAACCGTAACCAAAACCTTGCTACTGGTAGAACTGGGTGTAATGCTTGCCGACAGCCCCGGGATAGCGGAACTAAAAGCGCCAGCGCCAAGTGACGCGCTATAGGCGTCAAGTTTTACGTCTTGAACAACCTGCAAAATAGACCCAGTAGGCAACGCGCTCGCTGGTAAGTCAGTGGCGTTAGACAAGTCCAAGCTCGACCCAGACGCAATATCCACTACATAAGAATTAGCAGCCAACCCACTAAGAGAACCAACAGTCAACTCACTCATACAATACTCCAAGCACTACCAGCGGGAACGGTTACAGTAAAACCGCTTGCAATCGTCACAGGACCAGCCGACACACCATTGTATCCCGTATCAAAAGTATAGTCTTCGCTAATAACCGAATAGTTAGGCTGGATAACATCTGACGCAACATTACCACTACCGCCCCCACCGAGGACCTGGCCAATCTCCACCCACTGGTTAGAGTCAGTGTCCTCGTAATACACAAACGTGCGACCATCCGTCGAGTTAAACCACAAGTCACCATTACCAGGTGCTGGGGACGTAGGGGCCGTCTCAGCGACAGTAATGGAACCCCCACCACCGGCGGTCTGCCAGGCGGAACCGTCCCACACAAAACTGCCCAGTGTGTCGGTCTCGAAAATGATTTGCCCAGACCATGGTGAGCCGGGTCGGGTAGAAGATGTGCAAATGGTCATACCGGACGCTGCGTCAATAAGGTCAGCGTTGGTGTTGAGGTCGGCTACGTCAACAACATCCGTATATGCTGGCTTCGTTAACCCAAGTTTTGTGGTAGAAGTCGCCATGTATTACTCCAGAGTTTTCTGTTGGCCTATACCTGCCATCGTACCAGCATACATTGATACATCCGACAGTATAGCTTCGCGGGTGGCTTTGTCCTTTACATGTGTAATTATAGCCTCAACCACTTTCAAAATAATAGTCCGCGCATCTTCCAAATGTTGCTGGTTGGGGTTCCACTCACCTGTCATAGCAAACACAAGTTCAATGGCGCGTTGGTCTCCCGCTTCCGCGTTTCCAATCAACCTTTGTCGAATGGCGGGGAGTGCGTCTTGGTAACCGTCAATGGTTTGTTTGTCGTACAGTTCTTTGAACAGGGGTTGTTTGAGCCAGTTTTGGAAGCGTGCCATGGGCACACCAAAGTCTTTGAGTTTGGCGGAGATGCCGCGCCGGTCAAACGGGTCGGCTAGTTTGAGGAGCACAGTTTGCTGCTCTGCCGACAGCCCGTCTTTGGGGTCCCAGTTGATGCCTCGGCTAGACAACGCAGTTCTGAATTCTAGCGTACCCATTATGCCGCTTATTGTTTTCTTCGGCAGTTTTGACCAGACGTCGTGAATGTCGTTGACAGAAGGAATTTTTCCGTTGCGGCGAAACGCCGTATCAAACGCGGCTAACGTGCCACGAAAAGCAGTGTCCGTGTACCCTTCGGGTGTGGCAATGTGTTCGACATCGCCGCCCGGTAAGTGTACTGCGACACCGCCCTCGTATTGTTCAAACTCGTTATTTGCTTCCACCTGGCTCAATGCCCTCTCGCAGGCTCGCAGCCACCATTTGTTTAATCGCCTTGTCTTTACTGTCGTGCGTACCAAGCGTCTTACCTGACTTGCTGGTCACCTTCCAACCGCCGTCCGCTTTGCTCACATAGTACGGCATTAGTCTTCCTTCCCTGCGTCACGCGAATCCGTGTAGTGAAAACCTGAACCTTTAAATGATACCCCGGCAGGATTAAACACGCGACGCAAATCGGAACCACAACCACACAAGTCCGTCACTTTTTCATCAAAACCGTGGTGCCGGTCATATGTTTCACCACATGACCGGCACTTGTACGTGTAGATGGGCATTACTTCAGAAGCCCGCTCATCTCATCGTAAAACAACTCCCACGGATACGCCCTCTTGCTAGCGTATTCATCTGCAAGTTTCAACACTTTCTTCTTCTTACCACCGAGCATCATCATCCTGTCCTTCCTATTTGATACCGTTACCAATTGCGACAACAATCCAAGCGCCCACACCAAACACAACCCACCACAACAAAAACTCCATCAGACACCCAACCATTCCGCCTGCGCCTTCTCCAGCTCACCAATATGCGGGTACCGAACATCCTCCAACGCCTCACGCAACGCCTCCGGGAAACTCACCGTCTCACCCCGCATATAGCGTGTCATCGTAATTGAGGGCACCTTCAACAATTTACAAAATCCCTGCAAGCTACCCGTCGTCTCCGCTACAAACTTTCCGACAGGTGACGTGTCCACATCACCGACAAAAGGTGGCGCAACCTTCGCCAAAACGCTCGGAGCCCGAAGCTTCCGGTCCTCGCTCCGCCACGCCAAATAAGCCTCATTAAGCGAAACCGAATTATACTCATCCGCCAAAACCTGTGACGCATCAACACCCTTCTCATTACACTCCCTACCCAACGCAATATTCTGACGGTCAGACACACCCGTGTACATGCCGCTCTCCAAATACACCATCGTCATCTTCCCAAAACCATGCTTGTCCGCAAACTTCTTTTGCGACAAACCACACAGCTCACGAAGCCGAACATACGGGTTCTTGTCCATCTATCCTCCTAAGTTGGAAGATAGCGTAGCATACGTTTAGCGTAGATGTCTATTTTGGTTGAAAATATTTAAGCAAATACGGGTGCATCGTCGGCGGAATATAACGCTCGCCAACAATTTTGGAGAAATTAGAGTACCTGTCCAAAGCCAGCTGGTCTAAATCAAGGTCACCAATCTTTTTACCCACAGGTTTGTATATTTCAGCACCATCATCTGCAATACCCGCAAAATTACGCATGGGAGGTGCCCCGTATTCTTGACGCCACACTCTTGTAGGCAACTGCTCTAACCCTAAAGCCTCAGCCAAAGCTAAACGGTGATTACCCTCCGCCAAATAACCCCATTTTGTCTGCGGATAATAAGCTACCGCTGTTGGGTCACTTAACTTACCGCCCTCGGCCAAATGCTCCGCAATTTTCTTAAGATTATCCGGTCCTGTACTTCTTTGCCCAATAGGTTCCGCCGCACGGTCAAACTCACGCAACGGAGACAATTTCTCTGTCGGCACCAAACCAAACGTGTACGGTGTTGCGGGTTGCGGAACATTGTCATAATCAAAACCACCCGTCGCACCTGGGCGATACAACCCTTCATACACATCATTAGGCCGCTCGGCGTACCGCATCGTCTCGGGCGTAATAAAGTCACCCACATCCGTCGACTTATTCAAACGATTAACAATCGCCGCCAACCGGCTCGCAGCTTTACCGACAGGTAAAAACCCTGCCGCCAAGAACCCGGCATCCAACCCCGCCTCAGCACCAGTAGGCAAACGCCCCTCATTAACAGCCTCCGTAGCCAACGGAACCGGATTAAAAATGTTAGTCGCAGCAGCCGACTTCGCAACCGCCGGTGTCGTCCGCAAATAATTCCGCACAAGCGCATTAAGACGCGGCTCCACAGGCTTATCTGTCGGACGCGGAATAGGACGAGGCATAAGCAAAATCATATCACGCCATACAAATAGCGTAACACATAGTTAGCGTCCACACAACCCGCCACACCCAACACAAAACATGGGTCAAATGGAAGAATCGTTCATGGCTATACAACATCGTTTGAGAGTGTGGTACGCTAGGGGTATGTCATCAGGTAGGTGACAGGAAAGTGAGTAACCAAAATGGATAACAACAAAACCATCAGCATTGATGCCGGTGTTGAGGAGCAACTGCGCCACAAGATTGAGCTACTGCAGGACAAGCTGTACGAAGCTCAGCGTGACATCAAGGCAGATGACCACCGTGTTCTACCGCTCTTGCGGGAGATGTACGACACAATGGTCAACCACCACAACGCAGAACTGTGGTCAGATTTTGTTAGTGATATTGCTAACATGCCTGACCTGTCGACCCGCAAGTACAGCGGGACAGTGACCCTGACGTTCTCCTTCTACGAGGTCGAGATTCCTGGCGACATCGCGGATTGGGAGATTGAGGAAAAAATCCTTGAAGCGATGGAGTGTGACCTCAGCTACGGCAACGAAGACCAGGTAGACGTGGACTACCGAGAGGACTAGTTACTCACTAGTCGACTACCCCCGGTGAAAGCCGGGGGTAGTTTTTTGCCCGCGCTCAACTGGAATCAAATGGAATAACTGCATCAAACTGCATCACAGTACGCTAGA